GTCTTTCGGAATGGAGAGCAACAGCCAAGCCCCCTGGGTGTGCAGGGGCAAGGGTATAAGAAAGTGGCCATTGTCACGAGTAAGATACTCGAGTTTAAGTTTGCGGTGGGTATGTGAAAACAGGGTATGGCCCACCGGTTGCGTATTCGGCGGCTGAAAGTCGATTACAGTGCAAAGAGGATGTATGATGGAGGTCCCATCTTGTCCCCCTTACGGAACGCTATTAATATGCGTGTAGTTGACATAATCAATCCAACACTACGATAAATATTCCGGTTCAGATCTGGCGAAGCAGTCCGGCTTTCCATCCAAAGGTATTTTGGATACCCTTGGTCTGACTTCAGAGTCCAGTATAAAATATCAACACAATATCAATTGTTTTTTAAAACATAGTTCAAGTGAAAAGCGAAACGAAGTTTACGAAGTGAGTGTTTCACGAAGAACTTGGTCTGTAAGACCACTAAGTGATATATCAGTTTTCTTGTATATACGTCTAAGTAGCTTTATGACTTCTGCATTTTTTTCTTCCAACAATTCTGGCGACGAGCGAAGTGACAGTTGATGTATTTCGTTTCCGTATGTTTCTGTCGTGATTACACCGGTAAATTTCTGAAAGTATAGTGAGACGAACGCGCTTATGCGTAGTTCCACTTCTCCGACCATTGCTGGTGCTGCTTCCTGGCATTTTGCATCTATATGTCGCATCAGCTTGATCTCGCCCTTAACAATGTATGTCTCGGTGACTGCGAATCTTCCACCTTGAGATTTAATCCATATAGTGCCTGATTGCCGATTCAGTAGTCTTCTACTCTTTAGATTAATGAGAACAATTTGCTTATCTAAAGTTTCAGTCTCGAACGGACTCCACTTAATATTTTGAGATTCGAGAAGTCGGCTCGACTCATACACCCAGCGATGTTTCGGATACTTGTTCCAACAATCAATGTCGTCGACTGGCATGTCTAAATCTTGCATCTCTAGTTTTCTGTTCATATAATTCCTTACAACATTTCCTTACCGTTTGGATTCATTTCCTTGCGTCGCTTGTTTATTAGCGATATCATCATTTCACGATCTTCGAAACTCATACCCCATGCATTATTGTATTCAACCCCGCCATTCATGTAATAGCAAATCTCAGCTACCTGCATTTTGACAGCCTTTGATTCTGCCGACATGCTCTCAATGAGTTTTTCTAGATCTGTCGGCGGTAGCGTCATCAAAGACTTTATGAAAAATTTACAGGATTAAAGTCTATCTTGCTTTCCCATTCATGCTCGCAGCTAACACACTTGGCAGTAAACGTTCGCCTAATCCCAATTTGATTTATCTCAGTCACCATACTATCTATCTTATCGATGACGGTCCTATCCGAATTTTCTAAGAACTCCTTAACGAATACCTTGTCTGACACATTCACGCCCTTTGATTCATCAACTATTTTTACTACTGCCCCTTTCAGTAACTGGAATTTGGACACTGCCAATCCTTTGAAGGCCTTTGTGAATAACTTTGATCTATCTTCGTCACTGATGGTGTCACTGTCTAAAATGCGCCCGATTTTTCGACGTTCAAACTCGTCGTGTAGTGACATCATTAGGTCGGGATAGGAATATGGCTTTATGAATACAGAGAGACCTGATTCTAGATTAATAACATACTCGGGCTCCAACTTTTCCATACCGTCAAGAGCATACTGTAGGTTAAGTTTGTAAGAATTTGTTGCCTTACATTTCGGGCAGACCAGTTCTGTCTCCAAAGAGTTCTCAAATGTGCAGTGCCGGATCGCCGTAACCAAAGCATCGATATCATTGGTTAGGAGAATTCGTGGATTCTTAATTGCAGGAACACAGCTTGCAATGACCTCTATCAGTGCCTCGCCATTATATAACGCATCCGGATTCTTCAAAACAAGCTCATCCTTGCCTGTCATGGGCATGATTCCTACCTCACCATGATCTGTGAATGATATTGAGCCTGGTTCGTAATATGATGTGCCACTTGGCAATTCCATATACATTTTGATGCTTCTGAAATATTGCTTCAGGGGGTTTTCTTTTTGCAGATTTTGTTCCATTACACACCTTTAAATTTTTGATAAATAGCTTTAGAACTATTTTCACTTATTTATCACGGGATATAATTAAATCTATATATGGCTGATAATTCTGTATTCATTGATGGAGTTGCCGAGGGTGCGTTTGCCGCTGCGTATGAAGGGCTGCCACCCTGGGCGACTGAAAAGACTGCAGAGTTAATAGAAGCTCATCTTCGGAGATCTCTTGATATACAGAAGAAAACCTTTGACGCATTAAAGGCAGCGGGCGGTCCTGGCAGCAGAATGTCATCGGACAACATACAGTCTGTGAACGATGAACTTGAGAGGCTTGCCAGATCGTTATCTAGGAATAATGCTGCGGATGATGCAGAGCGTAGGAGAAGGGCATCCGCCGCTGAGGACGAGAATAAGAGAACATCAGCAGGATTGTCCAATTGGGAAAGGGCTTCGAAGATATTCGGCCTGGCAGCTAGTGTTGGGCAACGTGTTATTGCAGTGAATAGGCAGTATATAGATACTTTTGACGGTCTATACAGGTCCGGCATAAATGTCCTGAACGGTAACGATTCTACGATAACGTCAATGCAGGCACTGCAGAACGCCGTGAAATTGACTGGATTGAGATTAGAGGATATTCAGGCTGCCGCTGAGAAGTATTCTCAGGGTGTGAATTCTATTGGCTTCGGAAAATTTATTAAAGCTACAGCCGAAGCCGCAACACAGTTGAACGGCTTCGGCTTCTCAATTAAAGATGCACCAGATATCGTAGCTGCCTATTTAGACGCGCAATCTAACTTCACAAACATGAGGCGCAAGTCTGAGCAGCAGATAGCTGTAGAGGCAACTAGATTCGCCAAAAACTTAACATCTACGTCGCAAGCCTTGGGTATATCAAGGGACCAGCTAATGGCCCAAACTAAAGCCATGGCTGAGACGACTGATGTCGCAGTCTCTGCTGCGATCCTGGGCCCTGCTGCTGCCCAAAATGCGATGGAAGCTGTAGCTGGTCTTTCCGCCACTATGCAATCTAAGATGATGTCACTGGTGGCCGACTCATCGATAGGCCTGGGTGTAAGGAACGAGACTGTCGACAATATGATAACTGCGGGTAGCAGATACACTTCACAAATGATGCAATTTGGTAAGGATCTTCCGACACTATCGCCCCAGGAGTTGAGGACCAGGGTTGACGGTATGGTTAACACTGATGGCTGGCGTCAAGAATTTGCACGCCAACAATTAAATCTAAAGGCAGGGGTAGCCGGTGCAAAAGAGACACTGGATGTAATGGCATCTATGCAACAGATGTCCTCGAGACTCAATGAAGCAACGACCGCCCAAACGACTGCAAACAATAAGACTGCTGCCGCAACTAATTCATTCAATACTGAACTTACTACCTTAGGAAGTCAGTTGCAGGCTGCATTTGCACCCAGTGTTGAACAGATAAATCTACTTGCCGAGGGTATAGGCACATTAAATGATGGCATTTCTTCTGTCACTGACTATATTGGTAGCGAAATGCTAACAATGGTCGGTGGCGTGGCGGTAGTAGCTGCCTTTGTTGCTGCGGTAGGCACTGCGGCTGCGAGCGCGCTTGCATTCTCCAGGTCACTCCTTATATCGGGCGCTGGCGCTGGTGCCAGGGGCGCTGGTGCCAGCATGGGTATGTTAGGCAAGGCCGGTGCCATCGGCGCCGCTGGCGTCGCGGGGTATGCTCTTGGTGCTGCCGTTATTGCACCATTGATAGACTCCGCAATTCGTAGTACGACAGGTGACCAGCACGCAACCTTGGGGACTGTGATCTACGATGCATTAAACTCGGGCAAGAATAAAGAAATAGACGCAATGTTTGCCCCGACACCCATAACCTCGTCTAAGAAGCCGACAGCAGTAAGTGGCCCAACAGCAGTCAAGGAAGCAGCAGCCGCCGCGCCAACCACACCGATAGATTCTTCTACCGGATTGCCTAGCTCTACCGGAACGGACGCACCATCCGAAAAATCGTCGATAAATAGTATATTAACATATCAGACATCTCTACTTGACCAGCAGCTACAGAGTATTAACAAATTGGTTGGAGTTAATCAAGAAATTTTGAGACGAACCATACCATAGGATAGTAAATGACTTGGAAAAAATTCTTTCGCCCAGTAAACTCAGTCTTGCCTGTTGCTCAGCGAGCAGTGGACACTACATCGGCATACGCATCTACATCTAAATACAATAACTGGTTGCCCGAGGTATATTCCGGACCCCCAGATAGACTACAGAGATATGCGGTATATGATCAAATGAACTTTGACCATGAGATAAGTGCTGCGCTCGATACTATTGCAGATTTTGGGACCGAGCCGGACGAGGTAACAAAGTTGCCTCTAGTTTTAAGTTTTAACGAAGAGCCAACTCCGAGTGAGGTCCAGATTCTGGAAAAAACACTGGGGCAATGGTGTAGGCTGAATAAAATGACAGCCAGGTTGTGGAGAATATTCCGCTCCACCCTTGTTTACGGAGATCAGTTCTTTATCAGAGATCCAGAGACTTTCAAATTGTATTGGATTGACCCGGGTAAGGTCGAGAAGGTCATTGTCAATGAAAGTGACGGAAAGAAGATTGAAAGTTATTTCGTTAAAGACATTGACTTAAATATGAAATCCTTAGTTGCAACAAATCAACTAAACAAACTTTCAAATAGTGCGTTTGGGTCAAACAGCATTGTATTCTCGCCACCGATGCAGGGTAATATGAATTACGTGTCGGGTGGATACGGCGGGGCCGGCACCGCCAGTTACCAGGAAGGCGGCGCCACGGCTGTGGATGCTGAACATATTGTGCAAATTTCCCTAACTGAGGGTATGAATGCGGCTTGGCCTTTCGGCCTCAGTATACTTGAGACAATATACAAAGTATATAAGCAGAAAGAGTTACTTGAAGATGCAATTCTCATCTATAGAATCCACCGCGCCCCGGAGCGAAGAGTGTTCTTTATTGACGTCGGTACTATGCCGCCGAACAAGGCCCAGCAGTATCTGGAGAGGGTACGGTATGAGGTCCAGCAAAAGCGTATACCGAGCAGGACTGGTGGTGGTGCCAACGTTGTCGATTCAACGTACAATCCAATGTCAATACTCGAGGATTATTTCTTTGCAGTGACAAGTGAGGGTCGCGGATCTAAGGTTGAAGTCCTACCTGGCGGCGAAAACTTGGGCGATATTGACGACTTACGGTATTTTAATAATAAGATGCTTAGGGCTCTCGGTGTTCCGAGTTCGTATCTCCCAACTGGGCCGGAGGACGGCACTGCATCAGTGAGCGACGGACGTGTCGGTACTGCGTTCATTCAAGAGTTTAGATTCTCCAAAGTCGTGGCTCGATATCAGCAGCAGGCGATAGAGCCCCTTGACTTAGAGTTTAAGTTATTTCTGAAGTTTAGAGGAATAACAATTGACAGCAGCTTATTTGACCTTGCATTTACACCGTGTCAGTCATTCTCGGAGTATCGGAAATTAGAACTTGATTCTGCCAGAATCAATACATTCACTGCACTAATGGACGTGCCGTTTGTATCTAAGCGATTTATTCTTACAGAATATCTGGGATGGTCTGAAGAACAATTGGCTAGAAATGAGAGAATGTGGAAAGAAGAGAGAAGCCGTCTCACCAAAACCTTTGCAACTGATCCAGTGGGCGGCGGCGCAGCAGCCGGATTGTCCGATGTAGGAATCACAAGCTCAGGTATTGACGATATGGGCGCCGGCGATGATGATCTAGACGTGGAAGCCGATACACAGGGAACCGAAGTAAGTGACACTGAAGTGGACAGCTTTGGGGGTCAGTGATGAGATTGTCTGAAATTCAGGAAAGTTTTAATACGTTGGCTCCTAAGCAAACTGTGAGCTCGTCACCAAACGGTGCGACAGTAAAAACCAAAATAGGTAATCGGGAAATTGTCTACATGGTTCACATAGGAAAGGGGTTCGAAGACGAGACAGTTGCTACTATAGAATTTTCTGAGAAAGCTCTTGACGGCAAGACCTCTACGTATGACAAAACTGGATCAGGTAACGAAATGCAAGTATTTGCGTTTGTTATAGATTGTGTCAGGGATACAATAATCGATTATTCCCCTGACATAATAGAATTCGTAGCAGTTAAGTCAGACGGAAACCGCGGCCGGCTTTATAAAAAATTAGCATCTAAAATTTCAGGGTATACATTGCGAGATGTCGAAGACGGTAGATTTGAAGAACTATTTGTCTTCGTTCGTGATAAATAGTTCATATATATCGAAGAGGTACCTAAAATTAAAGCAACAGAACTACTAGTAGAATATTATGACCCAGCTGATGATAAAGCCGGCCAGGCAAGTATGGACGACACACGCCGCCCGAGACTAACGATGATGCATCTACAGAAGCTCAGAAAATCCAGAGATGCTGCCAGATATGACACTGCACAGCATTTAGATTTCCTACCTGATATGTATGGCCAGACACCGTCTGGCGACACAGGCGGGCTATAAACTTAGCGTATTACTGCTCGCTTACCGTAGCTAAATATATCAGCAGTTTAGATTCCTAAAAAGTGGCGGTTTTTCTACCGTATCTACCCACTTATCCCACCGGTTTGTTAAATACAACGTATACCAAAGTATTGGTTATTTAAAATTTTAACGAATCAAGGAGAGTGGGCATGTCAACAAAACAACAGAAGCTTGAGCAGGTTTTGAGTCTTCTTCTATCCGAAGACCAAGACAAGGCAGCTGAACTTCTCCACCAAATCATTGTAGAAAAAGCTCGTGTGATTTATGAAAGCATTGTCGAAGAAGAAGACGACGAAGCAGAAGTTGATGACGAACAGCTGGACGAAGGCGATGAAGTTGGTGGCGAACCAAACGTAGATTTCACAGATGAGATTTCTTCTGACGAAGATGAAATCGGCACTGACGAAGAGAATGACGGCGAAGCCAGTGACGAAGAGGAAGAAGACGAAGGGGAAGATGACGCCGAAGAGGGCGACGTTGAGGACCGCGTTGAGGATCTAGAATCGCAACTTGCCGATTTACGTGCCGAGTTTGACGCACTAATGGGCGAAGAAATGATGGAGCCACAGCACGCTGATCTAGGTGCAGAAATGGACGACATGGATGACATGGACGCCGGCGATGATGATATGGTAGACATGACTGGTGACGACAAGGTTGTCGGCGAAGTAGTTGCTACTATGTTTGAAAAGAAAGCTAAGGCAAAACTTGCCGTTGCTCCACAGGCAAAGAAGAAAGTCAAGGGCAGCCGCGCAGATGAAGAAACACAGTTTCTTAGCAAGACAGGCGACACTGGCCAGAAAGGTACAGCAAAGCTAGTCGGAACTGGTAAAAACTCACCACTCGGTGCTGAGCAAACCCAGTCGCCATATACCCACGCACCATCCAGGAAGGATTACGGCGGATCTGCAAAGAACATTCTTGGCAGCAAGGCTACAGGCGGCGAGTACGGCGCATACCATGGCGACGCTGCTAAGAATGATACGCCAAGCGACAACGTAAAAGTTGAGCCAAAGAAGTCCGGAATCAAAGCTGACACAACTGCCAAGTTTACTGGCGGCAAATCAGCAGGCGAAGGATTTACTAAGTCTCCTCTGACTAAGAAGCCAGCGTAAGGATAAATGATGGCCGTGGCAAATAAACTATACGAGTATCTATCCTTTGATAGAGCGCACGTTCAACTTCTTGAAGAAGACAACAAGATGACTGGCGGTAAGGATCTCTGTATGAAGGGTATCTTCATTCAGGGTGACGTGAGAAACCAAAACCAGCGCGTATACCCTGTTCGTGAAATTGCTAAGGCTGTCAATTCTATCACTGAAAAAATAAGTACAGGTCAATCAGTTATGGGAGAGCTCGACCATCCGGAAGAGTTATCTATTAACCTTGATCGAGTAAGCCACCTCATCACAGAAATGTGGATGGAAGGTGCAGACGGATACGGTAAGTTGAAAATTGTCCCAACTCCGATGGGAAACATAGTTAAGACATTGTTACAGTCGGGCGCAAAGTTGGGTGTTTCATCCCGTGGTTCCGGTAATGTAGGGGACGATGGCGCAGTTTCAGAATTTGAAATTGTGACAGTAGATATTGTTGCACAGCCTAGTGCCCCTAATGCATTTCCGAGAACAATATATGAAAGTCTTTTTAACATGAAGGGTGGATCTCGAGTTTTTGGTACCGCAAGGGAAGCATTAACGGAAGCTACCGCACAAAAACAACTTGTTAAAGACCTTTCGAGACTTATCCAAGAGTTAAAAATTTAGGAGAACTCAAGATGGCAAAAAAACTTGACGAGATCTTGAGTGAAAGCGCGGGACTATCCGAAGAAACCAGAACCCAGATCGTTGGGCTATGGGAATCTAAGATTACCGAAGCTCGTGAGGAAGTTGCTGCAACACTCCGTGAGGAATTTGCACGCAAGTTTGAACACGACAAGGGCGTCTTAGTAGAATCGATGGATCGTTTCTTAACAGACAAAGTCCGCGTTGAACTCGAAGAATTCGCAGAAGACAAGAGACAACTTGTTGCAGAACGTGTTGCCTACAAAGGCAAGATCACTGAGCACACAGCAATACTAAACAGATTTATCACAGAAGCCGTAGCAAAAGAAGTTAAGGAATTACATTCCGACAAAGTCAAAATGAAGGAAAACTTCAAGAAACTGGAAAACTTCCTACTGAAGCAACTTGCAGAAGAAATCCGCGAGTTCCGCGCTGACAAGAAGTCCCTAGTGGAACAGAAAGTCAAAATGGTTACCGATGGTAAGCAACAGCTACACGCAACCAAAACACAATTCATCAAGCGAGCTGCACAGATTATCGAGTCTAACATTGAAAAGACTCTGCGCGCTGAAATTGGTCAATTCAAGGAAGACATTCGTGTCGCCCGCGAGAACGATTTCGGACGTAAGATATTTGAAAGCGTTGCTGCTGAATTCATGACTTCATACCTCAATGAAGGTACGGAACTTAAGAAGCTGCAAAAGGTATTAGAATCCAAGAATGTACAACTTACTACACTTAGCGAATCAGTTAAGAAGAGTAAGGGACTCATGGAAGGACTCGATACTAAACTGAAAGCGACTCAGGACTTGGTCGAAAGACAAAAAGTTATGGGAGAACTACTTGCCCCATTATCGAAGGATAAGAAGGGAGTAATGAAGGAGTTACTAGAATCGGTTCAGACAAAGAATTTGCAAGGCGCATACAACAAGTATTTGCCAAGCGTTCTGAATGAAGCCATTGAACGTAAACCTGCACTTGTAAGAGGGCAGTTGAACGAGGCATCATTATCAGCCAAGACAGGTAATCGGGCGGAAATCGCTCAAGGAAGTGATGTCGATTCTGACTCGCTAGACCTACAAAGAATCTTAGCCCTCGCCGGCACAAAAAAGTAATTAGGAGAAACTATAATGGCAACTAAGCTATTTGAATCAAACTGGGGCGCTACAAAAGAAGCCCTTTTAGAAGGTCTTTCGGGAACCCGTAGACAGTCCATGGACGCCGTGTTTGAAAACACTCGCCGTTACTTGGCTGAATCGGCAACTTCGGGAGCTACACAAGCTGGTAACATCGCTGTTCTGAACAAAGTGATGCTTCCGCTTATCCGTCGTGTTATGCCTACCGTTATTGCGAACGAAATCATGGGCGTCCAGCCAATGACCGGTCCAGTCGGGCAAATCCACACTCTGCGTGTTCGTTACGCAAACACTGCTGCTGGTGTTACAGCTGGTACAGAAGCACTTGGTCCATTCGAAATTGCTCGCGCATATTCGGGTAACGAAGTTGTTGCTAACCCAGGTGCCGCATCCACTGCACGCCTAGAAGGTGTACCAGGCAACAAGATGAGCATCCAGATCTTGAAAGAGACTGTGGAAGCTAAGACACGTAAGCTATCGGCACGTTGGACTTTTGAGGCTGCTCAAGATGCTAACGCTATCCACGGTATCGATATCGAAGCTGAAATCATGCAAGCACTTGCGCAAGAAATCACTGTTGAAATCGACCAGGAAATGCTGTTCAAGCTAGGTTCGTTAGTCCCAGTTGCACCTACAGTGTTCAACCAGGCTGCCGTATCCGGTACAGCTACATATGTTGGTGACGAAATGGCTGCTCTTGCAGTTATGATCAACCAGCAAGCTAACTTGGTTGCTGCTCGCACACGTCGTGGCGCAGCTAACTGGGCAGTCGTTTCGCCGACCGCGCTGACGATTCTCCAGACAGCAACAACTTCGTCGTTCGCACGTACAACAGAAGGCACATTCGAAGCGCCAACAAACACAAAGTTTGTCGGTACTCTGAACAGCACCATGCGCGTATATGTTAACCAATACGCAAGTGACGCTGAGCCAGTTCTATTGGGCTACAAAGGTCCTACTGAAACTGATGCAGCAGCTTACTACTGCCCATACATTCCATTGATGAGCGTTGGTCCAGTTATGGATCCACAGACAATGGAACCAGTGGTCAGCTTTATGACACGTTACGGTTACTTGGAGCTGACTAACACAGCTAACTCGTTCGGTAATGCTGCAGACTACCTATCGAAGGTCGGCATCGACAGCACGACCCTAAAGTTCTTCTAAATAGAAAGTTTGATTTAGAAAACTAAACCCGCTTCGGCGGGTTTTCTTTTGGTCTATATGATTATGTTAATTGGATAAATATAAGTAACTATAGCGTAGGATACCAATGCAAAAGAAAATAACATCTGATCAGATAGATATAGGATTAAATGATTTAAGTGATGTCACTGCTACGTCGCCGTCCTTGGGCGACACCCTAATCTATGATGGTAGTAATTGGGCTGCAGTCCCGAGTCTTTTAGGTAGATTGATTAGGGTTATCGATAGTCCCGGCGATTATACGCTCCAGTTGCCCGATGCGACCGGGACATTGATACGGATGACAGGGGCTATACCAACAGCAGTTACTATTCCGACCGACTCCACTGTTAACTTCCCGATTGGGGCTAACGTTCTTGTAAGCTGGAACGGAATAGGCCAAGTATTCGTCTTAGCTGCACTCGGAGTAACTATCGATACTCCGGATTCGTATAACATAGGCAGGCAATACGGAAAAATCACAATAATCAAGACCGCGGCAAATCGTTGGGAAATTGAAGGTAATTTGGAGCCGGTATAATATGTTCAGCGCAATAACCGGGGTATTGGCCTCTAGATCCGAGAGGAATCAGTTCTTCACAAGTGCCATATATCCATACGCTTATTCTGAGGCATTAGAATTCAACCAGCTTCCTGACTCCGGCACGCTGTGGGAATTGCCGGAAGAAATCTTACAGCTTTCATCGACACCAATATCAGGGACATTGAATGAGACTATAGTTTTTCAAACATACAATAATGCAACGGCAGAAGATATGTCTATCTCATCGACACCAATATCAGGGACATTGAATGAGACTATAGTTTTTCAAACATACAATAATGCAACGGCAGAAGATATGTCTATCTCATCGACACCAATATCAGGAACATTGATAGTAACTATAGATTATCAAACATACAATAATGCAGAGGCAGAAGGTATGTCTATCTCAACAACACCAATATCAGGAACATTAATATGATCAAACATGGCGCAGGAATGAAGGGCGAGTACCGGTTAGAAGTTAGTCGCAATGGCAGCATTATCAAAGAAACAGACTGGTTCGACAACGTTATATTAACCCAGGGTCTCGACAGGCTAGGGCTTACCACCGACAATCCTGTAGTATCCTTTTCCAGAATCGGAACAGGTACGTCTATCCCGTTGGCCACCCAAACGCAATTGGATTCCCAATCTGCAGCGTCGACGGTCACGAACTCTGCACTCAATACCACGTTGAATAGTGGTTTTCCGGATTATATAACGACCCATACCTATCGGTATTCCTACGCACAGGGTGCTGTTGTAGGTAATATGTCGGAGATAGGTACGGGGTGGTCCTCCGGCGGCGCAACGTTGTTTAGCCGAGCACTGATATTGGACGGATCTGGAAATCCTACAACTATCACATTGATTGCTATCGATCAGCTCACCGTGTTTTACAGATTATCGGTGATACCTGACTTGACTGACGGTGTCGGTATTATTAACATTGGCGGCACAGACTATGACTACACTGTTAGGGTACGAAATGTAGGATCTTTTTGCGCCGACTCTCGCGTATTTTCGTCTCCTGGCGCATTCGGCATACCAGGCTTCAGACCGACGTCCGGTGCCCTCACATCTGTAGTTGGCACACAATTGTCTGCAATAACTGCTAGCCCGGTTACTGCAGCCTCAGCCGGAACTAATCCAACAATAGGCGCATATTCTCAGAATTCATATCAAAGAGATGATACGTTCAATTGGTCAATATCGCAAGGTAACCTTACGGGAGGTGTCCAGATCATCTCATACGGCTGGGCCGGCAACCAAAGCGGTCTAATGGGGTATCAAATGAGATTGGCTACTACGATTCCGAAAGACAACACAAAGACGATGTCCTTCACTGCCAGAATATCCTGGGCCGCAGCGTGATACCAGGGGGCCAATTTACAGTTGAACCGGTAGTCTCCCCATATGAACCGCCGTATAACTTGCCTTACCAGGCCCTGCGCCAAGTAGCACCTGGTGGTATTGCTATTGGTAATCCACTCGAAGGCCGATTATTTCAGAATTGGATAGCAACCTATGTCACACCAAATATAGTTGTTAATCCTGAATTCGGCCCTACTGCATTCACCCTCCCGGTGCCCAACGCCGAGACCGTGTCTTTAGCATTTGATAATAACATGGGAATAGTATTAGCTTGGCAATTCTCATCAGTCTCGTATCTCTACTATTTCGATACCGATACCGCTAGTTACACTACAAGGTCCTTTTCTGGTACGACAAGTTGCCGAATTTGTGTTGATAATTCTCAACAGTTTTATAATGCAGACTCGGACGTTATTTTTGCCTACACGACTGGCACAGAGCTGTACTATGCACAGCAACGTGATAAATACAATATCAATTATCTAGTAGGTGCTAGTACGAAGGATTTAATACGGATAGGCCCGTCAACTGGTAACAGATTACAGTTTGAGCTAAAATAAGGACATAGTATGCAAAAGAAAGTTTCTCCACCACAAGTAAATATCGGTCTAAATGACTTAAATGATGTATCAACTGTAGGTGCAGCTTCGGATGATGTATTGACATTTGACGGTACCGAATGGATATCCGCCCCTGTCCCCTCTTCCGGCGGATCACCAGATCACTATGTATTCCAGATAAGCTCAACAGATATGAATTTCGAAGGTTCCCTCTTTAATAGCTGGAATAGCACTCGTCTTGACCAGGGGACTGGCAGCGATATAACGTACGATACCCCTACTAACCGATTTATATTTAATCGCGGCGGTCTATGGGAAGTCTCTATTTCGGGATTGCTGCAGGCCGGACCCGGAATAAACCCGTTTACCGACAACCCCTACCTGATTCCAGATGGCCTTATGTCATATGGGTTAGAAACGTTTGCTGACAACGGCGCACAAGACATATATGCTAGTTCATATATGTTTACTCGATTTTCAGCCAGCGGCTCTGGTGATGGTGAAAATTCTATATTACCTACTCCAGGTGGCTCAAACCAATCATTATTCGTACAGCATCTATTTGCTACACCGAATAATTCCGGGTCCATGCGGTTCGGTTGTATGGCATACCAATATTCAGCCTTCGGCGTGCCGGCACTAGTGGAACTGAACTTGAATTTTGCCCGAATTGGTGATTACAACCTCATATAATAGTGCTAACCGTAATTACACATACCCGAAATAATCGCCCCAAGTTTCTAAAACGGTGTGTTGCTTCAGTGGAGGCAGCATTACCGCCCGGGGCTGAGCATAAGATTATCGAATGCCATAGTGACTGGGCTAGGGCTCGTGCAATTGCGGCACTAGATCATGAAATAGTCGCATTTGTGGACGATGATGACTACATATCTGAATCTTCACTCAGTACATGCCTGGCCGCCTTGGGACACGGGTTAGGTTCTGCATGTACTGTTGAAGTCCGAGTAGATGAAGACGGGATCATTCTCGGCCGAACTACCGGAATAAAGACTTACGAGGGCGCAGCTATCCACCCTATGGCGATACATCATCTTTTTATGTTTCGGGGAAACTTAGTAGACCCTAGGATACTTGACCTAATATCTACTCTAGATGTAGGTGTTGATTGGATGATTCGGGCCAGCGTAGCATTGCAGCACGGGTGCTGGAGCATACCCACAGACGGGTATTATTGGACCAGCCACCCGGGTCAACATACAATTGATTTCCAAGCCAGGTATTGTCAACTAATGCCGGAAACTAAGGCAACTATTAGGCGTCTCTGGTTCGGGGCGTTTAGGGGCAGCTTGCCAACTTTTTCTGAAAACCAGACTAATTTATCGTGATTATCTGGGGACATTAACTAGACATTTTGTATTTTGTTACTTAGAGATAAATACATGAATCGGTAACAACGGAATATCATAATGGCAATAAGGGTCAGTACACTATTATCACGAAACACTCTTGTCCAGGATGATTCGTCGCCAAGTCTTGGCGGTGACCTAGATACAGTCGGTTTCGAGATTAATAACGGCAGTAATCCGGTAACGATCACGGGAAATGACTACCCTATTACTACCGGCAATCCGGGGCAAGTATTATCAACAAACGGTGCCGGCTCCTTAGATTGGATAAATCCGCCCACTGGTTCACTGACATTAGTCGGCGATGTTACGGGCTCGGGACTGTCGCCCGTAACTACGACGTTAGGTAATACTGCGGTCACACCGGGAACATACGGCTCGTCTTCATCTGTATCGACATTTACGGTTAATGGTCAGGGTCGATTGACTGCTTCGGGTAATGCATCCATCAGTATCACGCCATCACAGGCGGGCCTTGGGAATGTGGCAAATTCACTACAAGTGATTAATGCCGGTGGTGCCCCGAGTATTCGAGAGGGTACTGGCGCCCCATCTGGACCAGATACACTAGGCGCAATCTATATTGATCGCGGAGTGACAGACGGTAATGGTATATTTTATTATAACGGAACATCTTGGGCAGTTATAGGTCAGAAATTAAATCTATATGATGAAAAGGTAAATGGCTTTGTTGCACCAGTTGCGGCAGGTCTTGATTCTGTGGCATTGGGTAGCGGAGCTGAAACAGATGTTACGGCCAATAATTCCTTAGCAATAGGCCTGCAGTCGTTAGCCAGAAATCCCGGCGGAGTTGTTCAGGCCAGCGGAAGATTCGCAAGCAATGGCGATGCCCAGGCCGGTCGGTATCTATTGCGGTCAACGACTATAAGTGCATCACCAGTAGAGCTATTCATAGATGGCACGGCCGGGACAAGGAGATTAGTGCTAACCGATGACTCGACCTGGTCATTTAAGATAATGGTAACCGCACACAGGACTGATCTTGATGACGGCCGAGCAGGTTATACATCAGCAGGGGTCATATACAGGCGATCAGGGGTATCCACAACAGCAATTCAAGGGTCAGTGAATAAAGTGGTGTTATCGGAGTCTAATCCGTCGTGGGATATAAATATAAGTGCTGACAGCACAAATGGGTCATTAAGGATCTTAGTGACAGGGGAATCGGGAAAAATCATACGATGGGTTGCTCTAGTCGAGACTGTCGAAATCACTAATTAAGGAAAATAACAAAAATGGATTTTAATTTTGATACAGGCGCGATTGAAGGCGGCCTTGCTACATTGGATGTGACTACTCTAGCGCCTCTAGGCTCTGGACCAGCAAACGTCCTAACAATCATTGGCAGCGGCGCGCTGACTCTCCCACAGGGCCTTACTACAGCTAGACCTGGTGCCGCCGGCGGCACGGATCTGGCAGGTATGTTTCGCTACAGCACCTCCTTTAACTTACTAGAGTATTTTAACGGAACCATTTGGGAACAACTGTCCACAGCTTCGGGCTCAGTTACATCGGTAGCCGCTAACTCTAACTCAACTTCGCTGACTATTTCTGGTTCACCAATTACTAGTGCAGGCACATTTCAGTTCACACTTGACGCTGGACTCGAGGCACTTGGCGCATTTGCCACAACCGGTATCCTTGTTGCAACAGGGCCCGACACATGGGGGTCTGCTACAGTAACTGGAACTGTAGGAACTATCGTAGTTTCAAATGGTGACGGCGTCGCCGGAAATCCAACTATCACACTAGACACATTGGGCACACCGGTATCTGCATCGTTTGTGAAGATTACAACTGACACATTTGGTAGAGTTTCTGCAACGACTCCGGTCGTAACTTCAGACATCACCACCTTAGTGGATACAACTTATGTAAACATAAGTGGCGATACAATGAGTTCAGGTGCGAATTTGACATTCGTAGGCGGCGGTGAAATTTTAGGTCTACCAGCAACACCGTCAGGCGACACGGCAGCAGCATCGAAACTATATGTTGACTCTATTGCAAACGGACTATCGTGGAAGCAAGCAGCAGCAGCAGCATCGACTGGTAATATCGACCTTACTACGGGCGGCTTGTTGGTCGTTGATGGCTACCAAACTGTAGCCGGCGATAGAGTCATTGTTAAGGACCAAACCACCACTGCAGATAACGGCATTTATGATGTTGCAGCAGGGACATGGATTCGCGCAGCCGACATGGATGCTGTAGTCCCGAACGAATTTATCGGAGCAGCAGTATTCGCAGCAAACGGAGCAACTCAAAATGACACAGCCTGGGTTCAGACCGAAGTTGTGACAACAGTGGGTGTAAGTCCAGTACTGTTTGCACAATTTGCAGCGGCTGGTGGATATACAGCGGGCAACGGGCTGACATTGACTGGTACAGTGTTCTCTCTTACTGCTCCAGTTACAAACGTAAACGGCGGCACCGGTCTAGACACATCGTCAGCGGGAAATGGCCAGTTATTGATTGGCAATGGTGCAGGATTTGCACTAGGCACCATCACTGGTGGCACAGGTGTTACTGTTACAAATGCTGCCGGCACTATCACAATTGATGTTGATCCTGCTGACCTTGTTACATCGGTTACAGGCACAGCGAACCAGATTACTGCTGCGCCGACAGTTGGTAATGTGGTCCTGACTTTACCTGCAACAGTGATTCTTCCGGGCTCACTGCAAGTAACATCTACATTGACTGTTGACACTCTTACACCGAATTCGGCACTATATGTGACAACTGGCGGCCAGGTCGTGTCTACAGCAGCATTGACGAACGGGCAAATCCTAATCGGATCAACAGGCAATGCGCCGGTTGCTGGCACAATTGTCGGTGGTACAGGTGTCACAGTTACTAACACGGCCGGCACGATCACGATTGATGTAGATTCTACAGAAGTTGTAACATCATTTAGTGCTGGATCCACAGGGTTTACACCGTCAACCGCCACAACTGGTGCAGTAACACTTGCCGGTATATTAAACCCGGCAAATGGCGGTACTGGTCTGACAGCACTCGGCGCTGCCGATACAGTCCTCGGCGTTAACGCTGCAGGCACGGCATCCGAGTACAAGACACTATCTGCAGGAACAGGCATGAGTATTGTCCACGGTGCTAACGTCGTAACATTCAATAATACTGGTGTTACATCGGTAGCGTTGACAGCACCGTCGATATTTACTGTTTCGGGCTCGCCAGTCACAACAACCGGTACGCTTGACTTTGCATTGAATACTCAGACTGCAAACACAGTGTTCGCCGGCCCAACAACCGCAGGCCCATCGGTACCGACATTCCGTGCATTGACATTAGATGACCTAGGAACAGCACTACAGTTATACACTGAGAATCCATCAACCCCAACAGCACCATCTGCAACAGGCACAAACGCCGTTGCAATTGGTTCGGGATCACTCGCAAGTGCAGCAGGATCCTTTGCACAGGGCGCCGGATCTAATGCAAGAATTTTTGGACAACAAGCATATGCAAACGGTTCGTTCGCAACTGCCGGTGATGCCCAAATGGGTACATATGTGTTGAGAAATGTGACCACTGATGCAGTATATACAGAGCTGTATTTGGACGGGGTAGCAGCAACAGAGCGCCTTGTATTGCCAAATAACTCTGTGTTTGTATTTGATATTCTTGTTGCTGGCCGCAGAACAGATGCAGTTGGCGGTGGCGCAGGCTACAGATTCGTCGGCGTCGCAAGAAAGGATGCCACGCCTGGGTCAATGACATTCGTCGGAACACCGTCGAAAACTGTCATAGGCGAAACAAACACCCCGTGGGATGCAAGAATTGTATCAGACACCACTAACGGCTCTATCACATTGGAAGTCCGTGGTGAAGCTGGCAAAAATGCTAACTGGGTTGCTACTGTAAGGACAACTGAAGTAACAAACTAAATTATACTAGTTTAAAGGCAGCCCACTTCTGTGGGCTTTCTTATTTCTCCTATGAAAATGATAAATAATACACAATACTATAAGGAATGTCATGGACTTTAATTTCTCAACAGAAACAATCACCCCAGATGAAACCGATATCCTTACCATTGGTGGCACTGGTGCCATTGAGCTCCCCACTGGAGGCACATCAGCCCGCCCGGTAACGGGATTAGATAATGGTGCGATGAGATATAACACAGACATTAATAATATCGAAAGCTATATTAATGGATCATGGAGCCCGATGGGGTCTGGCACAGGCACTGTAAGTTCTGTGGCCGTAGCTGGATCGACAGGACTATCAGTAAGCGGCTCACCTATCACATCAAGCGGAACAATAACACTAACGCTGGGCACAGAATTACAGGGACTATCCGGACTTTCCGCAACAGGATTAGTTGTGAGAACCGGTGCCGGCACATATAGCTCGAGGTCTATCGCAGGTACTGCGAGCAATATTATTGTAACTAACGGTACTGGTGTTTCCGGTGACCCGACGGTCGACCTTGCTACTGCAGGAACTTCTGGCACATACTTGTATTCGACAACTGATGCTTTTGGTAGAGTAACGTCCGGTGCAGTCGCAACTGGAACGGGTATACTAGCGCAAACAGCAGCAGGCGCTGCCACCACAAGAACCATTACGGGCACTTCAGGCACGATAGTTATTACAGACGGTAGTGGCACTGCGGGTAACCCAACAGTGACATTGGCCACCATTGGGACTCCGGTATCTAACCAATTTGTGAAGATCACAACTGATACTTTTGGCAGGACTTCAGCAACAAGCGCGGTAGTTGTGGGCGATCTTACGCCAATATTAGATTCGACATATGTTAATGTAATTGGCGATACGATGACCGGCAACCTTGTTATGTCGGGAGTCTCAACTCAAATAACGTTACCGAATCCACCAGTGGCCGGAACGGATGCGACAAATAAGAACTATGTTGATGCAGCTATTGCAGGCTTGTCATGGAAGCAGGCGGTAAGAACAGCCACAACAGTGAACGGTACACTTGCGACATCGTTTGCAAACGGCCAGACCATTGATGGCGTAACACTAGCAACAGGTAACAGAATACTTATTAAGAATCAGACGACACAAAGTCAAAACGGCATCTATGTAGTCCAAGCTTCCGGTGCTCCTGTGAGAGCCGATGATGCAAATACTGGCCCAGAGCTTGTCGGAGCATCGGTATTAGTTGACCAAGGTACAACCAATGCAGACTCGGGATGGGTCCAAACAGCCAATGCACCCATAACAATTGGCACAACGAGTATAACTTGGGTACAATTTTCGGGATCGGGCTCATATACAGCTGGAACAGGGTTAACATTAACTGGCAACCAATTTTCATTGACTTCGCCAGTACTGGCCACATTAGGTGGAACTGGGCAGACTACATATGTTGTCGGTGATATTCTTTTTGCAAACACGACAACTACGCTAGCAAGGCTTGCAGACATTGCGACAGGAAACGTGTTACGTTCCGGCGGAGTTAGCGTCGCCCCAGCTTGGGGTAAAGTAACACTTACGACTGACGTCGCCGGAGTATTACCGGTAGCTAACGGTGGAACAGGTTTGTCGGCTGCCCCCGCAAACGGACAAATTGACATCGGCAACGGGACAGGATTTACCAGAGCCTTACTTACAGCTGGGACCGCCATTGGTATCACAAATGCTGCAGGTTCCATAACAATTAATAACACCGGTGTAGTATCTCTGGCAGGTACGGCAGGGAATATTACGGCATCGGCCGCAACTGGTGCGGTCACTGTCAACCTTGCTACTGCAGGAACTGCTGGCACATATGGCCAAGTGACAACAGACACATTTGGTAGGGTGACGTCTGGCGGCCCGAACACTGTTGCGAATGGTGGAACAGGCCTAACAGCATTAGGTACATCGAATCAAATACTCGGTGTAAATGCCGCTGCAACAGGGCTAGAATATAAGACACTTACTGCAGGAACTGGGATCTCTATTACTCCGTCTGCAGGTGTGTTAACCATTGCAGCAGCCAATAACGGCACTGTTACATCGGTTGGACTATCATTACCTTCAATATTTACAGTTACTGGCTCTCCAGTAACTACATCCGGAACATTAACCGGCGCACTGAATACGCAAACCGCTAATACGGTGTTCTCTGGACCAACAACAGGTGGCGCAGCCGTCCCCACATTCAGAGCTATGGTGTTCAATGATATATCCAATGCATTGCAACTATACAGAGAAAGCCCATCTTCCCCGACTACACCGATTGCGTCTGGCGCAAACTCGGTCGCTGTTGGTTCGGATTCGGCAGCGACAGCGGCGAATACCTATGCACTAGGCGCAGGTGCATTGGCTAACGTAGCTAACATCCACGCCTTTGCTAACGGTGACTTCACTAATGCCGGCGACTGCCAAACTATTAAAGTTATGGCCAGGAATATTACAACAAATGCGACCGATACTCCGTTATTTATTGACGGCAGCACCCAGCGAATTGTAATGCCAAACAACAGCGCCTGGACATTTACGATCAAGGTCGCTGGTCGCAGAACAGACGTAGCTGGCTGGGCTATGTATTCATTCCAAGGGGGTATCACCAGAGATGCAACTGCGGCATCGACTACACTTCAGGGGTCATCGAGGACAACTATTGATGAGTCAACTACGTCATTTAATTGTACAGTCACTGCTGATACCACAAACGGCGCACTACAGATCACGGTCAGGGGCGCCGCCGGCCAGACAATCCGCTGGGCCGCATCACTCGAAATTACACAAGTAACTAACTAATGATAAATATAGGTAGTTAATGGGGAACATGCATGGACTTTGATTCAACAACGGAAACGATAACACCGACCAAAAGTACATCCCTGATAATCGACAGTACCGGTGCCCTGTTCATTCCGTCTGGTACTACAGCCCAGCGCCCTGCTTTGCCGGCGTCTGGATATATTCGCTTCAATACTACCAACACGGTATTAGAATATTATAACGGGGTAGCAGTACAGTGGCAGACGTTCGGTAGCTCTGCAATGAATAACCTGAATAATCTCACAGGGACTGGTATACTTACCCAGACTTCTCCAGGCGTATATGCTGCAAGGACCATTACCGGCACAACAAACAGAGTTACAGTTACAAACGGAAGCGGGGTCTCGGGTAATCCGACAGTTGACATTTCGACTGCATATGTAGGCCAGGCATCCATCACAACATTGGGTACAATTTCTACGGGCACGTGGGCTGCCACTACAATTGCTGCCAACCGTGGTGGCACCGGCCAAACTGTCTATGCTGTTGGCGATGTACTTTTTGCTAGTGGTACTACAGCACTTTCGAAACTTGCTATCGGGGCCAACAACACAGTTCTTACATCCAATGGCTCGACGCCATCGTGGACAAATGTGTTAGCTGGTAATGCATCTGGTACTGTGGGTGTTTCACCCACCGGCGGCGGTACTGTATGGACATTGGTATCTGGCAACAGATATCGTGCAGATTTCGTACATAATTTAGGTACGACTAACGTTGTAGTTACACTATGGGACACAAATAACGATGCAGTAGTTATTGCTAATGAATTGACTACCCTGAACAGTAATACTGTGAGAATACAGGTAACAGGCAATACCAGGACAATCAAAGTGGTTGTGGTTGCACAGGGCTCCGCTCTCGTTGCAGGTGGGTCAACACCTTCTTCGGTCATTACGGCATATGAGGGCGTTACAATATCCGCATCAGCAACTAGACTAAACTTCAGAGGTCAGGCAGTGGGCGTGACAGACGCTGGCTCCGGGACTACGAATATTACTATAGGTTCCAGATTTACATTTTTTGCAAATTCATTAGATACACCTGTTAACTCCGATTTTGTCATAAACTCCTTAGCTGCTGCAGTGTCGGACCCGACGTGGGCATCATTGAATGTTAGATCTTTCAGTAATACTGTCGAGACAGGGGTGGCATGTCTGGTATCTATCCCGTCAGGTGCCACAACCCTTACAGTAAGAATGCGCGGAAGATCACAGACAACCCCGGGTGTTGCATCTGTTGTTCAGCCAAGACTCTATTATAGGTTATTGGGTAATAATACCGCGGTGTCTGCATGGTCAGCCGCACAAGAACTTGCAAACATATCTATACCAACCAATCAAAACTTTCAGTATTCTAATCAGATAATTAACCTATCCACCCTTGGATTAACTGCCGGCAATCTATACCAGTTTGAAATTACGCGCAGGGTTGTCGGAGTCACTGGCACAAACTTGGCAGCAAATTATCTACTGGCTGAACTGACATTGGAATTGGCATAATGGCAATTCAAATGACAGGTGTTACTGATAGGCACTTATACTCCGTTAGTACAAATTTTTCGCAATCTACTGTTCCATTCAGCATATCTGTATGGATAAATGCAACATGGAATGGCGGCCGCAGACTGAGTTTTGTGGGGATGTATGATGGCGGCCTAGTTACGCCAGCGCCCACAACAGGATTACAAATTGGCACAAGCAGCGGCGGCGGCCAAGTTTCGTGCTGGACGTACGGCGGAATTCAGCTAGTCGAGAGTGCCACCACTGTTATGACACCATTTAATGGCCAGTGGATACTAATCACATACACATTCGATGGGACAAATCACAGAGTTTATAGGAATGATGTATTGCTTGCGACCAGTTCTTCGGTACCCCCGGTACCTGGTACATTTACGCAGGTATACATCAACGGATATCCACCGGCCGGTACAACAGATGAGACAGGTACATATTCTGTAGACGCATATTCGTATTATGGGAGGCAATTATCCCTGGGTGAAATAACTACTATATTCTATTCGCGCGGTACCCGCCACGGTATAGTGGATGGCCTACTGGCAAGATTTGACTTTGATGAGCTCTCGCAAGGCACAACTGTTGCAACCGTCATTGATGTTTCGGGAAATGGAAATACGATGCTAAATACTGGTGCAGGAACTGCAATAACCTACACTTATACAAATACCATTGCAAATGCTAACTTAAGGCCCGTTCAATAATATGGCAGACGTACTAGGCAAATATTCATTCTTGGAGACACCAGATGTAAATGGTGTCGATGTCCTTCTGAATGCCGGCTCGACCCCGACAGTCCAGGCCGGCACCTTTGCTGCACGCCCAGTGTTTGGCGTTGCAGGCAGACTCTACGTGGACACAACAAATAACCTATGGTATAGGGATACCGGCGCTGCTTGGGCGACCATTGGGTCATCTGGTAGTTCTTCACCCGGCGCACCAGTAGATAGCATTCAGTTCAATAATGCAGGCTCATTCGGCGGATCATCGAGTATGACCTGGAATTCGACAAGTAGTTATTTGTTGATAAACAACACTACATCTGATTTGAACCTAGCAGTAGGCGGCGTCGCTGATCCGGCTACTTCGACTGTATACATTGAAGTAGCAACTGGTGCCAGCGAAATTGAAGCACAGAGGGTCTATTTCAATCGGGGTTCGGCAGCAGTCAGCGCCTGGATTACAAATTCATATGACGGTAATTCACCTAGGATTAGATTGATTGACGGGGATGATGACGCACCATACATAAGATTTGATACAGTAGGCACAGGCAGCTTTGCAACGCCACAATTCCGAAATGCATTCGGCGGCCGCGGCTCGCCCAGCAATGCAACTACAGGGTTTAAGTGGGAAGTAAACGGGGCTGATATTGCCAGTATCGACACTCAGTTCCTTGAATTGCCCGGCGGAACGACAGCCCAGCGGCCAACTCCTGTCAACGGGATGACACGGTATAATACAACTCTGTCTAGGTTCGAATACTATTCTGCACCAAACTGGTTAACAACAGCACAGATACTAGACAAGACCACAACAAACGCAGTCATTACTACTGCTGGGCCGACAAATACTTATACTTACACAGTACTGGGGGGCACGCTCGGAACACAAGGAATACTAAAGTTAACTCTTGCCGGGCTATGGGCAAACGCAAGTGGCGCCAACAGGGCAGTTACAATAGCCGTTTCGTATGGTGGTACAACAATGTGGTCCGACTCCTCGAATAACTTATTTAGTGGCCAAGATGTTGGGTTTTATATAGAATTAGTTCTATGTGCAAACAATTCTGTAACTAGTCAGTCGCTCAACGGTGTTATACATCTTGGTGGTACTGGGGTAGCGGCCACAGGACAGACAGGCGACTTGGTTTCCGATGAAATTTTAGCAAACACAATACTAACGGGCAATAATGCATCGGCCAACAGTGCAAATAATCAGTCATTTAACGTGACAGTTACATTTAACGGCACAGGTATTACGTGGACCAAGTTTTATCACATTCTGGAATTGATATAATATGACAACAGCATTCAATAAGATCAATTTTGCGTGGATAGAAGTAGATGACCCGACGCCGGGAATAGCAACTGCTATATTTAATTCCGTCAACATCGGAAACTATGTCACTCCGGAATTAACACCTTCGACCACCGCAAACCTCTTAGGATTGTATGATATAGATGTCAATATAGATAATTCTGGATACACAACCTACACAATAGATGCTGCAGGCACCGAAACAATTAGTGACATTGCTGCATTATTGAATGCCGCAATACCGACAGCAGTCGTAGAGTCGGTAGATAACACCATCACAATAACAAGCAACACTACAGGTGTATCTTCGTCCGTTATTATTGCAGAGACAACATCTGGTCAGAATTTAAATTTGTTATCTACCCTATCTGTAAATAACAACTATACATATCTTTTAGATATGGTAGCCGGAAACGAGCTTATATTGGCAGACCCATCTAACTGGATCCTAAACCCAGTGTTTGATGACCCAGTTAGGGCGTTTCAAGTTGGCCCCTTCAATTGGACTTGGGTAGATGAGCCAAACATACATGTGATGACGGATGAAGAAATTGCTACAGATCCAGCAACACTTGCAGCTATTCGAGGTGACCTTTGGAGGCTTATACAGGTCGAGCGAGATCGTAGAACGCAAGCCGGCGTAAAAGTCGGGAGTTTTTGGTTTCATTCTGACCAGTCGTCACGAATTCAGCAACTCGGCCTGGTTATCATGGGTAGTAACTTGCCGACCGGCATTATGTGGAAGACTATGGCGGGCTCATTTGTAGAAATGACACCGGCCCTTGCTGGCCAAATTTTCCAAGCTGTAGCTGCTACTGATATCGCCATATTTACGGTTGCCGAACAGCATAAGGCTCAGATGTTTGCGAGTGCCACACCATTAACATACAATTATTTAACTGGTACGCCACCTTGGCCCCAGGTCTTTGGAGAATGATATGCATAAAAATTGGTTTCAAAGATTACAAGAATGGGCAATTTTACAGATGGCGAAGGTTAGATGGAAAGACAAGTCGAATTTGTCTGCCTCTGAGCTCGACCACGTTAGAACTCGATGCAGAAAATCCTACTATATAATTGCTACTAGAAGGGAACACTATCTGTCCACATTCTTTATCGCACTTGGCAATTTTCTATTGACCGGTAAATGGGGATACTACTCCCACGTATTAATGAATCTTGAGGACGAAGTATCATCAGATGCAGATTTTAGATTTATCG